CAGGCTGACAGCTATTGGGTTCTGGATGGTGACAAGTTTACCCAGACGCAGGTCAAATATGCTCCAGCCCTGCTGAAAATTTTTGATGAGATTTTGGTCAACGCAATTGACAGAAACTCCTGCCACCCCAAAGAGGTCAAGTACATCAAGGTTTCTGTTGACCAAGAGACAGGTGCCATCACCGTCGAAAACAATGGACCACTTGGTGGTATCACAGTTGAACTTCATCAAGAGGAACAGCTTTGGAATCCTGAATTAACCTTTGGTCACTTGCTAACGTCTACAAACTATGATGACAATACTGAACGGGTTGTTGGTGGTCGCAACGGCTATGGTGCCAAACTGGCAAATGTCTACTCCAAGCTCTTCAGCGTGACCATCAAGGACTCGGTCAACAAGAAGAAGTACTCTCAGATTTGGGAGGACAACATGACCAAGTGCAACAAGCCCAAAATTACCAATCACACCGCAGCAACCTCGAGCGTCTCTATAACTTTTGTTCCTGACTGGGAGCGTTTTGGTATGACCAAGATGGACGAGGACATCTACAAGATTATTGAAAAACGCGTATGGGACGCAGCCTTTTGTACCAGTGCCAATTGCAAGGTTTCCTTCCAGGGCTCTGAGATCAAGTCACCAACCCCTGAGCAGTACATGAGGATGTTGACCCCTGGTGCCGAGGACGTGGTCACTGTTTCAACCCCCCGATGGACAGTCTGTGTAGCCCCATCTGATTCTGGGTTCCAGCAAGTTTCATTTGTGAATGGTATCTGCACAACCAAGGGTGGAACGCACGTCGATTCGGTTGCCAACCTGATTTCACATGGCATTGTTGATGATTTGGCCAAGAAGATTAAGCTCCGACCTCAGCAGGTCAAGAACACCCTGTTTGTGTTGGTGAGGGCAACCCTGGTCAACCCAACCTTTAGCAGCCAGATCAAGTCTGAGTGTACCCTAAAGTCGCAAGAATTTGGGAGCAGATTTGAGCCACCTAAGAACTTTATCAAGAATGTCCTCAAGACTGGGGTCCAGGATGAAGTTCTGGCATTATCAAAGGCTCGTGAGGAGAAGGAACTCAAAAAGACTGATGGTGCCAAAAAGTCCAAGATTACCGGCATTCCCAAGCTTGACGACGCCAATTGGGCCGGCACTGCCAGGTCTGATAGGACCACCCTGATTATCACAGAGGGTGACTCTGCCAAGACATTGGCTATTGCTGGCCTTTCTGTTGTTGGCCGTGATGCGTATGGGGTGTTCCCATTGCGCGGCAAGTGTAAGAATGTTCGTGATGCAAGTGCCAAGCAGCTGATGGACAATGAAGAGTTTAACAATCTCAAAAAGATTCTAGGACTTCAACAGGGCAAGGTTTATTCTTCAGTAAAAGAGCTTCGCTATGGAAAGTTGATGATTATGACTGATGCTGATAATGACGGAAGTCACATCAAGGGTCTTGTCATCAATATGTTTCACTACTTTTGGCCGAGCCTTTTGGAAATTGGTTTTGTAATCTGTATGGTTACCCCAATTGTCAAGGCTACAAAGGGCAAGCAGCAGAAGTGGTTCTTCACTGATTCTGCATTTCGGACTGATGAATCGAGCAATCCAGGGGGTGGCTGGAAGGTCAAGTACTACAAGGGTTTGGGTACCTCAACTTCTGTAGAGGCCAAGGAATACTTCAAGAGTATCGAAAAGCTGACTGTTGGATTTGAGGTTGACGAGGAGACTGATAACTCTGTGGTTTTGGCATTTGACAAGACCCAAGCTGATGCTCGAAAGCTGTGGCTGACTAAGAACTCGAGCGGTCACGAGGAGATCAAGTATGGCTCTATCAATTCCTTGACCATTACTAGTTTCATTCACAATGACCTGGTTGATTTCAGCTTGGCTGATGTCAAGCGTTCAATTGCTCATATGTGTGATGGTTTCAAGCCTTCTCAGCGCAAGGTTCTATTTGCCTGTTTCAAGAAGAATCTGAAGGATGATATGAAGGTTGCACAACTGGCAGCCTATGTGTCTGAAACAACCGCCTATCACCACGGCGAGGTTTCATTGGCCGATACGATTGTCAAGATGGCGCACGACTATGTCGGGTCGAACAACATGAATCTCCTGTATCCTTCTGGGCAGTTTGGCACACGTCTAATGGGTGGAAAGGATTCGAGTCAGACGAGGTACATCTTCACGAGGCTGATGCCTTATGCTCGTCAAGTGTTTGATCCTGCTGATGACGCCGTGCTCAAGTATCTAACTGATGATGGCAAAACGATTGAGCCAGAGTACTTTGTACCGGTTCTACCCCTTGTTCTCGTCAATGGCACAGAGGGTATTGGCACTGGTTTCAGCAGCAATGTTCCGCCATTCAATCCTGATGACATCAAGGACAACATCAGGAGGGCCCTAAAGGGCGAGTCAATCAAGAAGATGACCCCTTGGTTCTCGGGGTTCAAGGGGGCTGTGGTGGCCAGTGGCGATGCCTGGGTGGCTACAGGGGTTTATTCCAATCGCAAGGTTACAGAGCTTCCACCAGGCCTGTGGACCCAGGACTTCAGGGAGCACCTTGATGGCCTTGTTGACAAAAAGGTTATCAGCGGCTACAAGAACAATTCCACAACCGAGTCTGTAGACTTTGAGATTGAGGGTTACAGCGGGAAGGACCCCATCAAGGACTTCAAGCTGGCCAAGACCATCAGGGTGAGCAACATGCACCTGTTCCACCCCAAGCAGGGCATCAAGAAGTACCAGTCTGCGGAGGAGATCTTGGTGGACTTTGTGGAGATTCGGCTCGACTACTACAAGAGGCGCAAGGCGCACCTGAAAAAGCGGCTGGAGCAGGAGGTGGTCACCCTAACAAACAAGGCTGCATTTGTTCAAAAGGTTGTGAATGATGAGATTGTCATCTTCAAGCGCAAAAGGAGCAACCTTGAGGAACAGATTGCCTCTCACGGCTTCAAAAAGGTTGATGGCAGCTACGACTACCTGCTCAACATCAAGACGTACCAGTACACGGAGGAGGCTATAGAGGCCCTGCTTGGGGATTCCGTCGCCAAGCAAAAGGAGCTGAAGGACCTCGAGGCAACCTCGATAATTAGGATGTGGGAAAATAACCTGCTAGAATAGTAGACAATGGCCGGAAGCGCCGCTGTAATGTCACTTAATGCCGTTGGGCGTCAAGACGAATACTTTGACGGCGAGGATTCTTTTTTTGATTTCAATCAGAGTAGGCACTCAAACTTTACAATCTATCAGCGTTCCACCAAGATAAAGAAACCCGCGACCACAACCTCTGCGACGTGGCCCTTTGGTGAGACCATTCAGGTCAGGTTGAATCCTCAGAATATGGGTGACCTTTTGTGTAACATGTATTTGAAGTGCACATTGCCACAAAACAACGTAGAAGGTGTCGCGTTCGAATACGCAGCTGACGTTGGCAAGGCTCTTATACAGACTGCAGAGTTTAGGGTTGATGAGTACGAGCTGGAGACACTCTACACGGATTGGTCAGTCATCTACAGCGAGCTTTATCTAACGGAGGAGGAGAAAGAGGGTCTCAAATTTCTTGACAACAACGGTCAGCCAAGTGGTAGCCTGCCCGGGGAAACAAGTAACGGGATGAAACTTTTTGTGCCGCTGTACTTTTTTTTCGGGAGAAGGCATTCATCCCAAGACTTTGACAACAAGCTTTTGAGTGACAAATACTTCAAGCCATATTTCCCACTGTGTGCAATCCACAAGCAACATATATTCTTGAACATTACATTCAACAACACGTCATTCTTTACAGATCCTACAACAAATGTGGAACTCCCTCAGTTTGAGATTGTGACAGAGGAGGTTACACTGACACCCACTGAGAGGTCATACATCATAAACAACAAACAGTCCATAACAACCGAATTGATGAGGAGGCAGAGCCCAATTGATATCGACTCGTTCTTTGTGGAAGCCAAGAACAATCTGGTTCCTAGGATTCCAGTAAAGACACTCCACTGGTTCTTCAGGCGGGATGAATTTGAGAAGAACCCAGCCGAAATTGCCAATCGCTTCAACTTTGGTAACTATTACAGTGGCCCAACAACATCTAATATCTATGCCCAAGCCGAGAACCCAATCATGTCTGATGCCGAACTCTTTGTAAATGGCACCCAGAACCTTGGATTTATGGAGAGTGATGCTAGAAATTCAACGTCCACAGCAAATTATTTCAAACACCAAGTTCCATTTAAAGTGGGGTTATCTTCACCTCTGAGAAATATCTACACATACTCATTCAGTCTGAAACCAAAAGACCCATTGCCAACTGGAGCTTTGGATTTCAGTCAACTGAATTCAGACAAGACATTTTTATTGGCTTCACTCCTGGAAACAGGAAAGGATTCGACGGCCACTACAACAAAGAATGAAAACAGCGTCATAGCGACAGTTACAGGTACTGTTCAAACCACACAGTCTGGTACAACCCTAACAATTACAGCAACCGCAAACTGTGAGT